CACAGAAACCGAAAGGTCTGTGACAGTGTCCCCAGCAGGAAAGAAACGCGGCGGACGCGCTTGTTGAAAACAAGTGGGGGCTTCGGCCCCCGCTTTTTAATTGGAGAAAATTATGGCTGATGCAGTCACAAGTCAAACGCTTGTCGATAATGATAGAACGGCTATCATGAAATTTACAAACATCAGTGATGGCACTGGTGAGTCTGCGGTTTTGAAGGTAGACGTTTCTGCGCTATTGCCGAGCGCCTCTGGCAAAACTTGCACCAGAGTGACGGTTACCAAAATCTACGTTTCCACTCATGGTATGGAAGTCAGAATGCTTTGGAACGCTACAACGGATGTGCCGTTCTTTCTCTCAGCGCCCAATAACGTGCAGACGCTCGACATGAGCAATTTTGGTGGTATTACCAACAACGGCGGTGCTGGCGTTACTGGTGACATCATGTTCACCACTGCTGACGCCTCTGCGGGTGACACCTACTGGGTCATTCTAGAGATGACTAAGGGATACAACTAACCATGCCAAGCAAATCATCTTCCCAGCACAATTTAATGGCGGCGGTCGCACATAACCCTGCGTTCGCTAAGAAGGTGGGCATCCCTCAAAAAGTCGGTAAAGAATTTACCAAGGCTGATGAGGCAAAAAAAATGAAAGGCGGTGGTTTGTATGAAAATATCAATGCAAAACGTCAAAGAATCGCTGAAGGCTCTGGCGAAAAGATGCGTCGAGTGGGTTCAAAAGGCGCTCCAACGGCTAAAGACTTTCGTGATTCAGCTAAGACAGCCAAAGCAAAATGACCAAGAAAAAAGTTAATCTTGCAGTCGGTCGCGGCGAGAAGTTGCCTGTTGAAAAAGGCGCTGGATTAACAGCCAAAGGTCGGGCAAAATATAACCGTGAAACTGGAAGTGATTTAAAGGCTCCACAACCTAAAGGCGGCGCTCGAAAAGATTCTTTTTGCGCACGCATGAGTGGGGTTGTGGAACATTCAAAAGGGGACGCACCACGCGCCAAGGCATCGCTGAAGCGGTGGGACTGCCCCGGCTGGTAAGGACAGGAAAAAATGGCGTACTCTGACACCTACGGACAAACGGTCAATGTACAGACCTTGATTGACCACGGCGCTCGTCGGTGCGGAAAACTGGCGGAGGAACTGACTTCTGAGCAGGTTCTCTCCGCTCGTCAATCGCTTGGGTTCTTGCTCTCCAACCTCATCAACCGTGGCATTCAATACTGGTGCATCAACAAAGAGGTTGTGGGGCTGACCCCTAACAAGTATCAATACACCCTGCCTGATGGGGCTGTAGACACGCTCAACGTGCTGTATCGCACGCTGAACCGCCCTGTGGGTGCATACACCTCCTCCGCTGGTGGCGTGGTTGCAAACCTCTACGATGGCAACATTGACACCTATACCCAGCAGACTTCTGCCAACGGGAACTTCACGGTCAATTACGGCACGACAAACCCCATCTATGCAGGCTCTATTGGGTTTTTGCCCTACATTGCTGGTGGTGGGTCAGCGACGTGGAATATTTCGCTTCAATACTCGACTGATGGGGTGACGTACTCTACGTTGCAAAACCTTGGTGCAGTTGCAGTCACGGATAACACATGGGTGTGGACGGATATAGACCCCGGTCAATCTGTCGCTTTCTACCGTATTGTTGCTTCTGGTGGCACTACTCTTGCCTTGCGTGAGTGGTACATCGGCAATAACAGCACCGAGGTAATGATGTCTCGCCTGAACCGCGATGACTACACCAACCTGCCCAACAAGAATTTTACAGCAAACCAGCCTTTTCAGTTTTGGTTTGACCGCACTATCCCTAACCCAACGATTTATCTGTGGCCTACGCCTAGCAATGCCTTCGTGCAAATGACGGTGTGGTACTCCACCCAAATCATGGACGTGGGCGCGTTGACTGATGAATTACAGATTCCTCAGCGTTGGTACGAGGCTGTGGTGTTCATGCTGGCTCACCGTATGAGCCTCGAACTCCCACAAGTCCCAATGGATAGGGTCGGCTATCTGGAGAAGATGGCTGAGAAGTACCTGTACGAAGCCGAGCAGGAAGAGCGCGACAAGTCACCGATTTACTTCGCCCCTAACATTTCTGTGTACACGAGGTAACCGATGCCCATTTTCTTGGACACAACGGGACTGACTTCACTTGCCATCGCGGTGTGCGATAGGTGCAAGATGAAGAAGCCGTATGTGAACTTGAGACCTGATGGCAACTCACCCGGTCTCCGCGTCTGTGGCGACGGATGCTGGGACACGCTTGACCCCTACCGTTTGGCGGCACGGAAAACCGAAAGGATTAACCTTCGGTTTGCACGCCCTGATGTGAGTGTTGCGGCTAACGACAACTTCCTGATGACTGGCGGAACAAGCGAGTTTCAGATTTCGACCGAACAAAATACTCAAACTCCGACCAACACAGGGAATAAGGACACGATTGCACCGAACCCTCCAGACAATACGAGTACATAAATGTCAGCACAAGTAACCATCTCCCAACTCCCAGCGGCTGGTGCTATCACAGGCACTGAGTCGGTTCCTATTGTCCAAAACGGGGTGACGGTGCAGACGACCACGGGCGCAATTGCTTCCGCCCCGTCGCAGGTTTACACCTACCTGACAGTCAACCAAACCCCGCAACTTCCTAACAGCCGTTACGTTGGGGCAACCAATGGTTTGGTTACTACTGACGGTGGTGCGCAAGGACTCTTCAATATCAGCACCACAGGCGCTTTGTTGTCTCTGGTTAACTCTGGTACTGGATTTCAGGTAAAAACGTCTTCTACAGCCATTACGGGGCGTTCTATTGCTGTTTCTGGCGCTGGCTTGGCAATTGCTGACGGAGACGGTATTGCGGGCAACCCGACTGTGTCTTTGACTGGTCAAGTCTTAAATCTTGCAAATGCCAGTTTCAACGGCTTTATGGTGCTGACAAGTGCTGGCGCAATCACCAGCACAACTTTGACTGGCACGGCAAATCAAATTGGGATTACAAACGCCAATGGTGTTGGGAACCCAGTATTTTCGATTGCAGACAACCCAGTAATCCCCGGCACTGGCGGCATGACAATTCCTGTCGGTACAACTGGTCAGCAACCTTTTGGCGTTGACGGTCAGTTCCGATACAACAGCACGACGCAAACCTTTGATGGTTATTCCAATGGCGCATGGAGAACCTTTACGACCGCTGGTGGTGTAACCACATTTAGTGGCGGGACGACTGGTTTAACCCCTTCAACCCCAACTACTGGCGCAATTGTTTTGGGTGGAATATTGACCCCTACCAACGGCGGTACTGGCGTCAACAATGGCTCTTTCACAATTACCACTGGCGGAAATGTAAGTTTTGCGGGAGCCTTTTCAACTATTGGCGCATTCTCGGTTGCCCTGACTGCAACTGGAGCAACAACGCTTACTTTGCCAACTATTGGAACTCTTGCAACGCTTGCGGGTGCAGAAACGCTCACAAACAAAACAATGAGCGGTTCGAGCAATACGTTTACAAATATTCCGAACAGTGCGCTCACAAACAACTCCGTCACTTACAACGGCGTTAACGTCGCTTTGGGTGGTTCTGGAACTATCACCGCATCAACCACCGCCGCTCTTACCGCTGGCACTGGATTGCAACTGAATTCTGGGACTACTTTTGATGGTTCTACCGCCAAAACAATCAGCATTGACTCAACTGTAGTCACCCTGACTGGGACTCAAACGCTTACAAATAAGACGTTGACGACCCCTGTAATTGCTCAGATTATCAATACTGGAACGCTAACACTGCCATCTAGCACTGACACCCTAGTGGGTCGCGCTACGACCGATACATTGACCAACAAGTCTATGTCTGGCTCAACCAACACGTTCACAAACATCCCAAACAATGCGCTGACCAATAACACAATCACGCTTGGAACAACCACTATTGCATTGGGCGGTACATCACTGACCCCTGCTGGCTTGACTAGCGTGACGGTGACTCAAAACCCAGTCGCGGCGCTTGACTTAGCAACCAAGCAGTATGTTGACGCTTTGGTGTCTTCTGGCATCACATTCCACGCGCCAGTCAAGTACGAAGTGCCTTCAGGCAACCTCAACGCAACGTACAACAACGGCGCTTCTGGTGTTGGCGCTACGCTGACCAACGCAGGCGCTTTGGTGGCGTTCACCCCTGACGGCACAGTTGCCTCTGTTGCTGACCGCATTTTGATTTACAACCAGACCAACCAAGCCCAAAACGGCGTCTATGTTGTCACAACGGTTGGTAGTGGCTCCGTAGCATGGGTGTTGACTCGCGCATCTGATGCTGATACCTACGGACTAAAAAGCCCTAACAGTTTGGGTGAGGGCGATGCATTCTTCATCACATCAGGAGCCACGGGCGCTGGTGAAACATACGTCTGCAACACTGTTGGCGTGATTACCTTTGGCACAACGGCAATTACGTTTGTGCAAGTCTCTTCAGCGCAAATTTACTCTGCTGGCACAGGTTTAACCCTGACTGGCACGCAGTTCAGCATTAGCAACACTGCTGTGACTGCTGGTTCTTATGGTTTGGCGGGTTCTGTACCAACAATTGCAATCAATGCTCAAGGTCAGATTACAAGCGCCAGCAATACTGCAATCGCAATCAACGGCAACCAAGTCACCTCTGGTGTTGTCGGTGTCGCATACGGCGGAACTGGTCTGAGTTCTGGCACGTCTGGTGGAGTTCTTTATTACTCCGCTGGCGGAACATTGGCTAGTTCTGGTGTTTTGGCGGCGAACAATTTGGTTATCGGTGGTGGCGCTGGCGTTTCGCCATCAACCACAACTACTGGTACAGGGGTTGTAACTGCACTTGGCGTAAAC